ATTCATCATGGCCATCTGTGTTTGGTTTGCGTTTTGCATCTGGTTCACGTTCATCTGGTTGATTAGCTGCGCGTTTTCGTATGAGCTTGAGCAGATTCCGTTTGAAATTCCGTCTAGCTTATTAATAATAGCTTGCGTATCAAATCCACGTTGAACCTCTGCTTGTGTGCCTTGCTGGTTATTTCCCCAGGCTCCGCCACCAAATCCAAAAATCAAAAAGAATAAAATTAGAATGATAATCCCGTTTCCTTCTAGAAAGCCATCCTTGTTTCCAGTTACAGAAGCGATATCAGATAATGATAAGTTGTCCATGTGTGTTCTCCTTTCTTATCTATCTTGATTTTGCAAAATCCTATTTTAGAAAGCCCTTGAACTGTTCCGCCATTTGTTTGGCTTGATCCAGTTGAGCCTGCGTAAATTTTCCGGAGGCCATCAGCTCGTTTAGAAGTTGCTGCGGATCCTGCGTCCCTAGCATCTTTTTAAATTGCTGAAATTGTTGCAGCATGTTTCCTTTTCCTCCTGGTCTATTTTGAAGTAGTGGATTCATGACGGTTGCCTCCTCTCGCATTCTGTTCTACCTTTGAAAGCCATTCCTTGAATTCTGCCTTCGTGAGGTACTTGTCTTCCGGTTGATCTTCTTTCACTTCCTGGAAGCTATAAGCCTTGATCGTACAGAAGCCACTCGCGTCCGCTTGTTTCTGATAAAAGATAGGCTTGTTACTGTCCATTAAAATCACGGACTGGTTCGGTCCTAGAGTGAAAGCTTTAGCACTTTCAATTCCGTTTACAAACTGAATCTGGTTCATTTGTTGAGTTGGTGCCTGCATCTGCGGCATAAACTGCCCGGGCTGCGGCATGAAATTATTGAAGTATGGTGTGTTCATTGTGTTCTACCTCTTTTCACCTATATTCTCTTATATTTTCATGTCTGGAATCGTTCCTCTTTTGTCCTTCTTTAGCTTGTAAAATCCGAAGGCCGTATCAACCAAAAGAGCCCAGTAATAGTCATTTAAATCCTTGACGGTTTCTTCGAATTCGTCTTTTGACATGCCTGCGTCCTGGTAGTGCCACTGCGAGTCTTGCGTTTTGCTTCTTAGCTGGTATACAACTTTTTTCTGTCTGTCGCTCAGTCCTTGTTCTTCAATTAGAAAATGTGCAAAGTCTGGGCGTAGAGGTGTCTGGTATCTTCTATTTATTCTCCTGTTCATTGTGTTCTATTGCTGATCCTTTCTATTTAAATGCTCCGTATGGCTTTACGTTTACTCCTGCCGAATTTAATTCTCCAGCGGCCATCCATCGTCGCGTTCCGTCGCCGCCAATCCAGCTGATCCACACGAATCCTTCTCGACGAACATATCCGTCGTAGTTTACGTGCTGTCCTTGGATATAAGTTAGTCCTGTATCCTGTCCTTTTAAGCTTGGAGCTCTACGAATCTTAATTGTGCAAGCAGGATAGAACGTAGCCTTTTCGTGTACAAAATCCGAAGGAATACCATTTAGCACGGATGCTGATCCAGTAGAAGTCTGGCCTCCTTGATTGAATGGAACGTGACTAGCATCTGTCCAATTAGTATAGTTTCCTTTATTTAAAATGATTGTTCCATCTGTTACGAATGCTAAATCTGCAGAAATGTTGTTAGGAATGTGCCACGTACCCTGTGCATTTCTATCATACATGTGGGTAAATTTACCTTTAGCGACTTCAATGTGAGCGTGGTTTCCTGTAGCGTATCCCGTTGTCCCTTCGTCCCCGAACGTGTCGCCTTGCTTGAAATACTTCACTCTTTTAATGTCTTCGATATAGTTATCATGAACGAATGCTATAGTCGCAAAGTCAATAGTACCATCTCTAAACAATACTTTCTTATCGGATTCTAGGAATACAGCGTTTCCGTTTCGCGCTGAATCATAGGCTACTAGGTGACAGTCGCATGGTGCGATTGTTTCATCGATTCCTGTGTCCTTGCCTGCATTGTCTAATGCATTAGTTCCTAGGTGTGTTCCTACGTTGTTTCCTTGGGTTACATTCATGTACTCCATCGGAAAGCCTAAAAGCTGATATCCGCCTTTTGTTAGTTTTTGTCCTTTTCTCATATTTTGGACCTCCTTCTATTTATGAAAAAGAAGAAGCTGTTTAGCTCCTTCTTGTTTCCAGTGTTAGTATGTTTCTCCGGTGATTTCTTTCTACGCATAAACTTCTGCGTCTAATTCCATGTAGCTACCTTCGTCAAAGATGACAGTCATGTTCTGTGGTGTTACACCCGAAGGAGCTGAGCTAAACGTGATTTCTGAATATTTAGATAATGTGATTGTGAAGTCACTGAAGTTGTATTTTTTATTTCCATCATAGTAATAAATCCAAAAGCTACCTATGCAATTAATGGTAGGTTTTGTTCGCATGTTTGCTAAGGCTTCACATCCCATATACATTTGCGTTGTAAAATAGCCATTTAATGGGGTATTTACAACGTTGAAATACCTCATACATCTTTGTAATTCGTCTGCGTAATTTGGCGCTACGTATGCAGTAGCTTTACTGCCTTTCTCCAATTTAATCCATTCAATCGTAATTGACGCACCTTGTTTCAACTCGATACTTGCTTCTTTCAAATAAGATAAAGTTACGGTATTCAAGCCTTTTACAATCTTTTTTCCATTTATCTGATTGTATAAATATGCATTACCTGTCACTGCCGTAATATTGCACGATAATGTGCACGTATCATTGATTGCGTGTTCTAAGATTTGTTTAAACCACGAACTTGTATCGGTAGTAGCTAACGAAGTGATAGTGACCGTACCATCAACATTGTATACGATCTCAGTATTAATACTCATCCATCTATCTAGTGTATACGTTGGCTTTGCAGTATTGTTCGTGTACGTTCCACGTCCTCTTTGGTCAACTTCAAAATTAGAGTTAAGTAATAAATTTGGATTACTGAATCTTTCTGCAATGTAATCCGTAAGTTGCGACAATGTACCTTTTTTTAATCCTGCTCCGTTATGAACAGGCAATAAACTTGTATCTGTAAAGCTAGGCAATGCGTCTAATTCTGTTACTTGTTTTCCTGCCATGTTATTCCTCCTTGATTTCTAATTAAGCTTCTAGTTGCATTAATTCTTCGTATTGAGATTGCGTGATGCGATTACCTAATAAATACACATCTAATAGGTTCTTATTTTCTTCCGTCAATCCTTCACGTTGAATCTTTTTTTTTCATTAATCTGTAAATCATGTTATTCCTCCATTAATTGTTCGATAAGAACAGAATTGTATTCGGCTTTTAAATACGCTTCTTCAAGTAATTCTTCTTTGTTGATAGGCTCGAAATCTTCTTTTGATAAGCCTAGCTTTTCCATCATTTTAATTTGTGTTTCTGTC